CACATAAGCGAGGCCTGCACTCGTCTCGCTGTCCGCATTACCGCCAACCTGTATCACCTGCATGCGGTTAGCCGATGTATTGGTAGCATAATAGTCGCACCAGTAGGTAGAGGAGCTGCCGCCAATCTCTGTGGTCACTATATCGCCATCTTCCCCAAGCAACATCTTCTTAGCAAAACCGTTTGTACGGCAGATATTGCCCTTCTTGTCATAACCTACATAAGAACTATCACTAAAATTCGATGGGCCATCGGTAGTCCATAATATGGATAATCCGTTATCGCCTGTAGTAACCTGTATATTTGCCCCGTCAGTGTATTTCCATATGTGTCCGAACGGATTCTCTATACCACGATACCTGTTAGCCATCAACGTAGCATGAGTACTGTCGGAAGAGTTCTTCACCACATATGCCTTCTCTCCAGAGCTGTTCCCGAACTCGTTGGTATAGCCGCATGGTATAAGGGGATTGGCGTTGTTGAAGTTAGCCCAATCCGTCATTTGCGTTGGTCCCAGACCTAGGCCACCTTGGGCGAAACCGTTAGCGTCCTTTTGAGCATTAAACGGTTTTTGACTATTTAATGTAGCATATTCTACTGCAAATAACCAGAATAGAGTCTTATGTGCTCCATAGGTGTACATCTCCCAACCACTACCACGTTTTCTTGCAGCTTGGCGGAATTGGTCTCGGGTAAGGTTGGTAACAGGGCATCCTAGCAAGGAACGGTAGGTATCATCCCATTCAGCGGTGTTGTCACCACCTCTAAAATTAATTGAATTAGGATCACTTAATTTACTAGCTCCAGCCGCCGAACATAATAAATTATCGGTTCTATACATTCTGGCTTCATATGTTGAGATATAGAACTTATCTACATGTTTATACCCAGGTAATGGAATTTCGGACAACATCATCCTAAATTTAGTGCCATTAAAATACAATTTATACCAATGTTCAGGTATCTCTGTCATAACAGCATAATCCAAATAGCTTCCACCCCATGAAAGCTCATCATCCAAATATTCTTTAACTCCACCATCTCTATCCAAAAGACACCTTCTCATCTTACTCTGGACAGGTAGTTCTCTATGCAATTGCAGATTACCTACTCTAACTCCATCTGGACTTGATGATGCAGTATCCCATTCAACTCCGTATGCATATCTTTCTTCTAAATCTGGAATATCTTCCCATGCAGGAACCCACTCGGTGGATAAGTCTCCATACTCAAGCTTGATCTTGTGGATGGTGGAAGTTGATGTGCCAGTTTTAGGAGAACTAAATACAACCATATGTGTGTTATCAGCTACTGCATCTCCGATATTAGTAATCCATTTAAAAGTCTTACTGGCCTTCCCATTCACAAAGTCAGCCTTGCTGAACTGAGCCATAGAACCTACTGCACCAGTAGAGTTATATATAGTGAACATTTCCTTATCATCACCCAATTCTCCAAAAATAGTCAATGTTACTTGTGTTCCTTTAGATATCGGTTCAGTTAGCCAATAATCAGCCATCTCATACTTGGAATTACTCACCTCCTTCCCCGATCCCAGCAACAGGTTCCTCCCGTACACGGGAAGCTTACGATACTTGCCATCATTCATTAAAGCTTTTGATCCGTCACCTGTAGTATGTATTATTACTTCCTTAACATTAGGATCAGTAGAATTATCTGTAATACTTGCCTGTATAGAAATTCCATCAGTTACCGGAATTAAATAATCATTATTAACCTGAGTTTCCACATCTAAATTCTGACGTATCCACATTTGTATAGAACAATGATTAACCCCCATAGTTTGTTGCGCATAAAACCAAATAGAATTATCACCATTGGTGTTATATCCGCCAAAAAGACTTGATATATACTCACCATTATCTCTAATTGGGAGTGTATTAACAAAACCGTTTGGAACCTTCTCTAGTAATGTATTATAGTCTTCTTGAGATATAGATGGAGTATCGCCGTTTGCCACTTTCATGAAGATGTCAAACACTGTACAATCCGCTAAATCAGCTTTAGTAGCTAATTTATCATCTACATATTTTTTGTTAACGTCTACGGTAGGTATGGTAGGTTTACCAGTAAGATCGTTGTAACTACCAGATGTAGCTACAGTAGCCAATATTGGTTTATTCAATATCAATGCATCTCCTTCTGTAGCATTCCAATCAGCATTAACATTTACTTCAGCACCAGCAGCAATACCATTCAATTTTGTCTTATCTGAAGGCAACATCAAACCAGCTAAAGCTGTAGTAGATGCAGGAAGATTTAATTCTATATTTTCCACTACATTGGTTACCAAGTTCCTTTTATCCAGAGTAATAGAGATACCTGTTGCTGTAATATTCTTAGTAGCAGCTTCAACTACCTCATTGATGTTTGTAACTTTAGTTTTATCTGCAGTAACATAGTCATTAGTACTTAAGCTCTTACCTTCTACTTTATCAACTTTAGTATCAATAGCATTATATACCTCAGTAAAGTCAACTTCTGGTATATTTACTACAGACCATACTCCATTCTGCTTAGCATATTGCTTACCATCTTTAGGTGCTTCTTCTACTAGTTCCCGACCATGATCACTACTTAAGTATGGTATTTTAACCCATTCCCCATTATATTTTACTTTAATTACCATAATTAAATATTAAATATTTGTTTGCCAATTGTTTTAGCTTCTGTTCTAAGTGTTTGAAAAGATTGCCATTCATCATATCTGGTAATAGGTTGACTGCCACTAAGCAATTGTTCAACCATATTAGATTTTAATGCTGCTTCCTCATCTGCACTATATCTAGTTCTGATAACCTTACTTACGAAAGAATCATAAGTTGGTTCTTCATTGAATTTTAATTCATAATAAGCATAACCATGTATATCTTCAGAATTAATTTCTTCAATATCCCATCTAACTGCCCATTCATTCATTCCTAGGCATTCTATTACTTCAGGTATATGATCACCTTGTACTTTCTTTAATTCCATAACTACTTAATAATTTTTGTCTATAATCTTTAAAATTATAAGATCTCGTAAAGCGATACCATAAATTATGACAGTTTCCATATTTACACCATCCCCAATAAGCTGCTAGTGATGTTAACCTCTTATTCTTACTTTTATAACCTAATTTATAAATAAACTTCTTTTTGATATCTTTCCTGAGTAAAGTATGACCATGGTAAAATACATAACCAATAAAATCTATACCTCTTGCTTCTACAGGAAATATCTGCCAATTACGTTTTACTTTTAGTTTCAAGTTATCAGCTAGATATTTTTCAATCTCTTGTAAGCAATCATTACAATACCTGTAATAATATTTTATTTTTAATACTTGTTTAATCCACCTATCGAACCAAGTCAAATTCAAATTTGCTGCAAATTGAGATATGTAATTTCCAATTGGTAAACCTTTTGGTGTAGAATAAACTACATGATGTAATAATCTTAATAGTTTCTTATCCTTAAATATCTTTTCAAATTGTGAGTACAACACATCTTGATCTATAGAAGGAAAGAACTTTTTAATATCTAATTTTAAACAATATTTTGTGCCCTCTTTATCAGCTTTTAAATCTCTTTTCAATCTCTTTACTCCATAATGAATACCTCTTCCTTTTAAACAGTTGAAGGTATCTGCAGTAAATCTATTAACAAGGTAAGGTTCTATAACATTCATTATAGCATGATGGACTATTCTGTCTGGATAATACGGTAGCCTATATATTTCTCTTTCTTTGTTACCACGATCGGCGATGATTGTATATACGCAGTATTCCGAAGTACGATAAGTATCTTCTATTAATGCCTTTTGTAACCGGACCAGATTTTCATGTGGATTCCTGTCAAATTTCTTAACGCCGTATCTTTTAGTTTTACCTAATCTTGCCTTTTTGTCGGCCCGGACCAGATTTTCATATGATATTATCCTGTTAAATAAATTGCCTATTCTTTTCATAAGCTATTTTGGTGGTAAGACCCGTTCGCACAATACTACTAGGGTCTCTTCAAAGCACCTGTTATCTTTTACCTAGAGGTAAGGCTGATCTAAGTTCAACAAACATTTTTGTAGTTATCTGAAAGTATCTGTTAGTTCCAAAATTTCACTGATATTCGTCTATGAATTCGAGGATGCATTATTAGCATTAGCTATGAAGACTCTGCATTGAGAACCATTATCTGAATTACCTGACTGTTTTTCAAGTATGAAATAATGTGACAGCAGTCTTACTATAAAGTCATCTCATAGTAATTCTTTTAGATCCCGCCCTTGTTATTAATATTTAATTATCTATATTACTCAGGACTATGCCTACATTTTCTTAAATGTATCTGAATCAACTACAACGATCTTACCGTAAAAGGCTAATCTTGCACCGACAGCCGTCCACGAATCCGAGGAAGCACCACTAGCAAAAGCCACGAAGACCCC